CCCGTGAGTTTGCTCAGCGAGTTCTGGCGCAGAAAATTGGTGGCGACGTTCGGCGCGGACCAGTCGCCGGCCTCCATCTCGGCGGAGAGCACTTTCGCGGCGCCCGCGATGGCAGACTGGATCGCCGCGGCATACTCGGAGTCCTCGGAATCCGTGACGGCAAACGCGAGCGGTGAAACGCTGGACGGCAGCAGCACGTTGGCGAATCGCTTACCGGTCGCGGTGCCCATCAGTTCCCCCCGTTGGTCACTATAATCATTTCCTGCCCCTCGGCAAGATCGCGCATGGCACGCGCACAGGAAGCCACATCCTTGCTCGCCACGGCTGCAAGCGCCTTGAGTTCGGCGCGCACCTGATCGACATCTCCGGTTACGCCGTCCTCGAAAAACTGGAACAGAGTCGGATAATCTTTCTCGTTGGCCGCCGCAATCAGTTCCGTGTAACCGCCGGTGGTTGCGAATTGTCCAAGCAGGCCGTTCGGATTGTGCCCGAGCCACTTTTCGTTCGCGAGTTCAAGACTCATGGCTTTATTATCTCCTTCAACTCGGCAATTGTGACTTTGGTCATCGACCCGAGACGCCAAGACCCGAGACCCTCTTTGTAATAATAGGTCGCATGTCCAGTGAGCGGATCTCCAACCTTAGCACCATGACCGATCCTGGATGAGTACTCGGCGCGACGATCAACTACTACGGTATACGCCTTCAGGCCCTCGGCGCGCTGTTCTGCGATCTTGCGCCCGAGAGCTGCCTTGCCCATTGAGATCCTTTCATTTTTCCCGTTCACAAGAGTTTTGCACTCAATGGCGACATCATCATTCCGCACATCGAATGCGAGATTGTCCCCGCTCTTTGGAATTCCAAGGGCCTTCGCGAGTACGATCTCACTACGTTCAGCAATGTCCTGAGATACCTTATCCGTCCTGACCGCGCTCTTTTTCGCGCGCTCGACTCTCTCCGCGTTATCTGCCGCGTCGCCGCCGATCAGCACGGGGTGTCCGTTGATCGTCACCCACTCTCCGGCTTCCTGGATTGCTCGGTCCTCGGCTTCCTCGAACATCGCGCGCGCGTGCTCGATGTGCGGGCGGATGTCTTCCAGGATAGCCGCGCCCTGCCGGCGGAAGTAGTGAGCGAGCACCGCCTTGACGCGCGCCGTAGCCGGTGCCAGGTGCTCCTGGTGGCGCGGGTGCTTCAGCCCGCGCGGGGCCTCCAGGATCTCGCAGACCTGATCCGCGAGAATCGTTATCGCTTCGATAAGCTCAGTTTCTGGCTCCACTTCAGGCCCCGAAGATTTGCACGCGCCCGCGCAGCGTCTCACTGAGCGCCCCGTACCGCGGGCACTCCACTTCACGGCCTGGGAAGTCGCTCGGAAGATACTCGCAGCGATTATCAATCTCGCAAGGTCGCGAAGCCGTCGCCGTCGCCACGCTGCCATCGTGCAGCACGTCGTAGGTTCTGACGATACCCATTTCGGTATCCGCGAACCAAACGTTTTTGATCTCTCGGTAGTCAACGAAGCACGTTCCGCCCATCACATCGAGCTCCGTAAATGGGAAGAAATCCATCGTGTGGAAGTTAAACCTCCCATAAAACAGCTTACCAATGTTGGAACTTCCAGAAGTAACGGCGGTAACGGTCGCCAGCGTTTCGCTATTGATTCCCATCGAAATCACCTCGCTCTCTCTCTGATGTCGCCGGCGCTTCCGCCTTCGGCTTCGGCCCGCTCTGACTTCAGCGCTGCGATATGAGCATCGCGAGCCGCAGATACCTTATCCTGAGCCGCCCGAACCGCCGATCCCGTATCGCCTCCGCCGCCGGCAAACTTTCCATCCGGGTCGCGCGGTTGGTCGTCGTTAAATTCTCGTAATTCCATACCTGATGATACATCGTTTCCGCGCACGAAACTATCGGGGAAGTCCCCTATCTTAGACGCGCGGCGCTCTTTGAGCAGTTTCGCCGCTCGCTCAAGTCCAGCCACCGCGCGCGCCAGTTGCGCCGACTCCGCGCCGGTCATATGCTTCGCGTGCGGCTTCTTCGGCATGGGCGCTTGCGGCGGCGCGCCAGTTGGCGTTTCCGGCTGGGCACCCGCAGCGGGCTTGGCAGGGTTCGGCGTCGGCGTGCCGGTCGGACCCGTGTTCGGCGGCGCGCCTCCCATTGCCGGAGCCGGAGGAGGATTGAGCGCCGCGTCCTGCTGCTGCGCCAGGAGCGGCGTGCGATCCATCAGCGATTTGTATTCGTCCTCGGGATACATCAATTCGAGCACGTCTTTCCAGCCCTCAACTTCCAACTCTTGCATCAGGAGACCCATCGTCAAGCGTTCATCCGTACCCGTGCACTCAAAGCCGCCCAACGTTGCCGCCTGCACGATGGCTTGAATCTGCTGCACGATGTCATGTTCCAGAATCGAGGGGAAAATCACGTTGATCGTGGGCGGAGTCTTCGGTTTGCTCTTGATCTTCGCCTCGGACAGCCGGCCGCTCGGCGATTGTTTGCTCGATTCGACGGCGTATCCTCCCCACTTCTGGAGTATCTCGCGCCATCTCGCCTGGTCCTCCTTGAACTTCAGTTCGGTGGGACGATCCAGGCTGGTAGCCGTGGCCACTGTGCCGACCGAAGCATCCGCGAAGAACGTCTCCGGCAGTCCGAACACCATGTAGACCAGGTGCGCCACGCGCCGGCCTATCTCGGGGCTATCGATCATGCCCGAGGTCTTGCTCATCGACAACTTGTTGCCGGGGCCGCTGATCCACGCGGATGCAGCGTTCGGCGGCGGGTTCTGTTCGTACATCGAACCGTCGCCAGTGGCCAGCGTGGTGGCCAGCGTGGCCTTGAGATTCGCGATGGCCGGCAAGCCGCCCTGTGTCTCCACCTGCCATGAGAACCGCGCCATTGCCTCCTGAATCGAGCACCAATTGTCTATGAGTTTCCGCACAGCACGCGCGTAGTCGATGGCCGGATATGTGAGCGGCACGCCGTACTGCCAGTTCGCCATAGCCCCGACTTTCACATGATCGACGGGAGTGTCTTTGGAAACCTCGATGTTCCCGATCTTATCCGGCATCACGTCAGGATCGTATCCGAGCGCCGGATACCAAGCCTCGGCCGGTACGGGTCTGTGGACTCCGGAAGCCACGTCGAACTGCTGAGACATCCATCGGCGGTGGATGAATTGCTCTTGGCTAGCGTCGTCAGGATCGTGAACGATCTCTACGATCTCGATTGGATCGAGAGAGCGAATCACGAGCTCGCCGGTCTTCTGATCGCGGAAGAAAATGACATAGAGGTTGCCGTCCGTCCACATGGATTCGTTCTTCCGCACGAGCGCGCAATGCCCGACCTCCTGAATGTTTTTGGGGCTCGTGAAGAAGTCTTGAAGCACCTGGTTGGTGTCATCATCATCGCTGCTGATCGTCACGCCGCGGCCAAAAACGTAGAAGCTGCAAACCTGGATGCCGCGCCTGATGAGCGGGTTCTTGATGTGGAATAATCGGCAAATCGCAATGATGCGATGAATCCCGAACAGACTGAATTCGAAGTTTGCCAGCGTCAGTTCTCTGACCCAGCCGCGATCTTCGAGCGCCAGTTCCAACTCCCACAGCCGCTCGACGCATTTGATGACGGCGCCCGGCGCGCCGGACTCGCGCAACGATTCCGAGGTGGCGGCGGTGAGCCGGGCGACGGGTGGCAACCACGCGGGCGCGATCATCTGAATTGCTTCGCGGAGTTCCTGTTGTTCGTCTTGGATCTGCTGGCGGCGGATGTTATTCCGCTCCCGCAGTTCGCTGATTTCAGCCTGGGCGCGCTCGATTGTGCCGCCTGTGGAGCGCAGCAGTTTGCCGAGCGGCGGTGCGATCCACGCGGCGGCGCGGACGAATAGACGCTGGAAGAAATTCATCGACGTTTCACCTCGCGGAGATTGACTGTACCGGCGGCAGGCTCTCGCAGGCGCCGCACGATAGCCTGGCACCACTCGCGGGTCTGCGCGTCCCAAAACGGCGGCCCGCTGCACTCCCAGACGCCATCGGCCAACTTCGGGTCAACAGCCATCTGGAGGAGTATGCGGCTCTGCGCCACGATTATCAGATATCTCGGATTGTTCGGATTGTGTGGTGCCATTCGTCATCAGTGTAGCGCGTGTCTTGCGATCCCATCATGTCGTTCTGAACTCCGTGCCTGCCCATTTCGCCGCAAGTTTCGCGCGATAACGGCGATAGTCGGCCAAGAACGCCTGACTCTGTATATGGTTGCGGTGGTGCGCGTCTGCCGCTGGAACCGTTACCGGGATGCCGCGAGAGTGCGCCTGGAGGCAGAGGTCTTCCACGTGGCAGTGGTAGCCAGTGAAGGTCTCCTCGTCGAATCGTAGGCCCAGGTCGCGGCGGAAGAAGACCGCCATTCCGTCGAGCGTCGAGACCTCGCCGGGACCGCCTGTGAGTATGCGGCTTGGTGGCCAGCGTGGCCTTGAGTGAACCAAGCCATTCTCGTTCTCATGCGCCCAGCCTCGGCCGGCCCCTTCGCCTTGCCACCACGAGTCTCGACGGCTCTCAAACGAGCATCGATAGAGGCCGGCCAGATCGATGCCCACGATGCCGCAGACGGCGCCGCGCATGGCCTCAGCCACGAACGCATCGAGCGCGCCGGGGCCGAAGACCGCGTCTGCATGACAGAGGCCGAACACGAGAGACTTGCAGCGGTCGAGCATCTCGTTGCCGATACGCGAGAGCGCGAGCCCGGCATCGTTCGCCCAGCCGATGACCTCGGCTCCGGTCATGTGCGTCAGGTCGAACGCATCGAGCCCGGATAGATCCTTCGCGACGTAGACGAGCGTCAGATTGGCCATTTGTCGCCCCATTTCTCGCGCCCTATTCGATTACTCTCGCGGATGTCGCCCGGCGCGCCGTTCGTCGGATGCGCGCCGCGAAACGTGCTCTTTAGACTCGCGTGATCGACGAAACACAGGTCGGAAACACCCACCTTCAGGCCGGCCTGCTGCACGCGCAGGCAGTAATCGACATCCTCTCCGCCGTAGACCCCGGGACCGCAGAATCGCTCATCAAGCAGCGGCACAGTATCGAGCGTGCTCCGCGGGATGTAGACGCACACGAAGGCGATGCGCCGGACCTCGCGGGATAGTTGGGCGGCATATCGCCGCCGCAATTGTCCTGTGTAGCCGGTGACGTTCGTCGTTGCGCCGACGATGCCGTAGCCGTCTGACGGCCGAAGATCCTCGAAATGTGATCCTGACTCTAGTAGCGCATCGTCGTTCAGCAGCACCACGTCATCCGTTCCGGCCGCAGCGATTCCGATGTTGCAGTTGCGGGCGAAGCAGAACGGCGAGACGCCTTCGTAAACTTCGAGATGCTGGTCGCCAGTCGCCGGGATTGCGCGGCACTGAACGCCGGGCGGCGCGGGCTTCCCGTGATCCCAGACGACTATCACGCGGGCAGTCTCACCGGCCGCTCGCAGCGCGCCAACGCACGCCAGCAGGTTGTCGATGTTTCTTGACGGAATTATCACTGAGTAAGCCATTCAGTCCGCTCCCTCATGGTCGTAAATGTTGCCCTCCACCACGTCCTCAATGTCAGCAACCGATACCGGGATATCTCCCGCACCTGTAATCTTTGCTGGGATAAGCCGGCCGGTGAACTGGATAAAATACACGGTACCTCTCATTCGGACTCCAGTGTGTAGCCGAACTCCAATGTGTGTGCTCGGTCGCAGTTACAACACGAAAGCGGGGTTTTGCATTCGGGGCACCAGTCGCCTTCCTCTTGCGCTCGACGCTCCTCTTGTGCGCGGTTGGGCGTGGCCCAGACGGGTATCCACCCGTTTTCCAGCGCTTCCACAATCTTATCGAGTGTGTAGCCTGCCTGCTGGCATTCGAGCTTCGTCTCGCCGTAGGAAGCTGCCATCACACCATCTTTCGACAGCGCGATCACTAGGACGGCCCGCGCATTCAACGAATCACAGATAGCGTGTGTTTGGCGAACAGTAGGGCGTTTCATGCGGATTCACCACAGACTTTCCGCTGGGAACTCAGCACAGCAGATATCGCCAATCCAGCAACGTCAATCATGCATTTTTGGTAGCGCGCGATGGCTTCGGCGTTGTCTTGAAACTGGCCTTGGTACTCCGCACGGCCAGCGAACTTTCGGATGAACTCAGCCCACTCGGCTGGCGTATGTGTATCATCGTGCGCCGGACCACCGTGCTCGGCGTCCTGAGCAGCGCGGCAACGGGTCAACATCGGTCCACATATCTCGTGATACAGGCGTTTGTACTCTCCGGCCATTCTGGCTAGGGCCATGAGAGCGATGGCGGATTCCTCGTCCACCCACGCGCAATCAGGGAACAGCCCGGCATAATGGTCTTTCAGCCGATTGGAAATATCGAGGTACTTTTCTGCCTGCTCAAACTGAGCTTTTCTGGACCGAACATCCTTCCCGCCGAATGTTCCACACTGAATCGGCTGTTCGGCTGAGTTTGTCTGTCTCAGCGCAGCATCCTCGCTGGGATGACTGCGCGCCCAATCGCACTCCTGGCACTTCCCACACGTACAGGCCATTACGCAGCCACCTTCCCGGCGCGAAGGCGCTCATACCGATTCATTGTTCGGTTCGTCATCGCGCCTCCATGTGGAATACCGCGATGCTCGGGTCCCAGTGATACGGCTCCGTTTGCTGCCAACAGGAGCGAGGCAGGAAGCGCCTCAGTAACATCGCGCGCATACGCCAACTTGTGAAGTGCTGTTTGTGATGCGGGTTGTCCTGTTCCACCCGCACCGGAACGGATACGATCAGGTGCCGTGCCGGAACCGTGTCGATGAAGTGCTGCGGGTCGTCCAGGTGCTCGAGGACCTCGAAGGCCACGCAGGCGTCGAATGGATACTTGCTCGGAATCGTAGGCAGATACATCGGGCCGGGATGGAATTCCTCGGCTAGAGCCAATGCGAATTCCGACGTATCCACCGCCGTGACGCTGTTTCCCGCCGCCGCCAGCATCTCGGAGCCATAGCCGACGCCGCAGCCGAAGTCGAGCACGCGCATGCCAGTGCAGACGCGGCAGGCCCACGTGTAGCGCTCGATGTGCGCGCGGCGCTCCCAGCAGTCCGGGCAGCGGTCCACGTCGAGCGCGCCGCCGTCGGAGAGCATCCAGGGCGCGGTCTCCAGGATCGGCGGTAAGTTGGAGTCGAGAATCATTTGACTCTCCAAATCCGCCATTTATCGCACTTTGTCCCATGGCCAACTGTGTGTATCACACTAATTCCTTTGATGAGAATTTCGATTCCTGCATTCTTTGCGGATTTTCTTAGCCCACCGGAGGAATTGTGCTCATACACAAAGGAATCTCCTACCTCCATCCGATCCCACGGCAACTGACTCAGCGTCCCTGACCGACTTTTTTTATCGGGGAGGGGCACATTCTTTTCGACGATGTAACTCATTTCCACTCCATCAGGCATTTCGGATATTTGAGAAAGCTGTGCCCCGGCACGATGCCGTTGTATTGCACGTGCCAGCCCTGGCGCCCCAGCGCTTGATCGAGCCACTTTCGTTCTTCGAATACCTTGCGCTCGCCGTGCGCCTGTGAGCGAATCGGGTAGTGCTTCGACAGAAACTTCACCGGGCAGATGCGTCGGCCGCGAAACTGCACCTGGTGGCCGCCGCTGGCCGCGAGGCTCACGGGCCCGACGTTGCGCCATGCTTTCACCTGGCCGATGCGCTGGTTGAGCGGGTCGTCGCTGTAATAGCGGAAGTACTGCTCGGGGTCTTGTGAGCCGTCGAAGCCATTGTCGACCGGGTGGAACGTGAGCACCTGAAAATCGACGGCGTTGAAGCTTGAGTCTTGGACGTTCTGGAATGCTTGAGCCAAGACATCATCAGGGTAACGGCTGTAGCGCAGTTCGTCGGCATCGCAATGCATAATCCAGTCGGCGTCAGCCCCGGCTGCGATCTTTTCCACCTGGCGCAAGAGTTCGTGCCAGGACACCGGCGGCGCTGGATGGCGGAGGATCTCTGCGCCGGCCGTGTGCGCCACCATCACGGTTTCATCCGTGCTCTCACAGTCGATCACCAGCACGTCGCAGCCCTGCCGCTTGAGGTGGCGCACGGTCCAGCCGATTATGTCCGCCTCCTGAAACGTGCAGACGATGGCCAGGATTTTCATAACCGCATCCTCTCCGCGCAATAGCTGTCGAACTTCGGCGCACGTTTCCAGCCCGGCGCGATCATGTGCTTAGCTAAGTACGCCTCGCTTGTGTTACCGCCGTGAATGCCGCAGATTATTCGCGACTCGGCTCCCGCTATTGCCGATTCGGCCGCGCACAGCGGCCAGTGGTGCAACCACCAATCCTGGTCGGGGTACTTGCAGTCCTCGCGGTATGGGTGCGCTTCCCAGACGCGCCGCCAATAGCATCGGGAAGCATCTACGATATATTGCGGGTGCGGGTGCGCGTAGATCCACGCTTCGCCATGTTGCTCATGTTGACGCTGTTGCTCGTCTACACAGATCGGGCACGAAGCCTCGCGCTCGTCGTAAGAGCATTCATGTGCTACTGTCCGCGTGTCCCAGAACAGGAGCTCACGGTAGCCGACGGCCTCTACGCCGCTCGATTGCAGGAACGCCACCTGCTCTTCGATGCGCAGCGGGTGACTCCAATCATCGCTGTCGAAGTGCGCGATGATATCGGCCGACTGCGCCAGCGTGTTCGCGTAATTGCGGAGTGCGCCGAAGGTGAGGCCCGTGCCATTCATCATCGAGTAGACTTCGTTCGGACGGTAATAGCCGCCGAGCTTCGGCTCGCCGGTGTCCAGAATCAGCAGCGATTTGTTGGCGTAGGTCTGCGCTCGGAAGCTCGCGACCGCCCGGCGCACCATCTCGGCTCGCCCGTTGACCAGCATGACGGCGCAGACAAGCGGCTCGCTCATGGCCGCACCCCGGCGCGATGCGACAGAACGGCTGGATTCGGGAACCGCTCTCCGCAGGTTCGGCACTGATACGTGCGGCCGCCGGCAAAGTAGATCGCGCTGTGCAGCATCTTGCACCATCGGCGCTTCAATCGGCGGATCATTCGCCACTCCTGACCGGCGGAGTTTTGATCGGACGCCCCGCGCGCTTGCGGATGGCTTCGTCCAACCAGTCCGCCAAGCGCATGTTCTCGCCGATGGCGGCCAGTCGCGCGAGTTTAGCCGTCTCGGAGTCCATCAGCACGTTAAATTGCACTTTGTCAGGCACAATTAGCATTCTAGAGCGCACCTCGGCGGGATGTCAATAGAAATCTAAATCGGGGATATCTGCAATCCGCCCGGTACTATCGGGCCGCCCTGATGCTGCGGTACCACTCGACAGAACGCCATGACTTCAGCTTCCGCACGATCCGGCGATTGCACGCCGCGTTTCCGCGCATCCTCTTTCGGCTCTACCTGGATCTGACCGTGGGAGAGTTCGCGATATTCTACGCCTGATAATTGCGCCTTCGTGTCTTCGTCGATGGCGTCCGGCAAGTGACTGATATAATTCTCTTTATAGCAATCGCGCAATCTGAAATACGACTCCGCTTTGGCGTTTAGGAATTGCTCTTTGTCCATCGGGCTCGACCCTGCCTTGAAGCCGAACACCGGGAATCCGCAGTCGGCAATATGCAGCGCCATGCCGTGGCCGACTCCCACCGTATCGACCACCACGAGGCCCACCGGCAGTCGAAAGCGTTCCGACAGTCCGCGCAGCCAGCGGACGACAGAACCGCGCGGATCGGCTTCGCTCCAGGAGTCTCGCGCCAGTATCGTGCCATTTACGCGGGCGCAGGCCGCCGTTTCGTCATCGCCGCCGGCCGCTACGTCCAGGCCCACCTGAATGTAACAGCCCTTAGACGCGCGCTGTTCGTCCGCATTGGGCTCTCGGTCGGCGCGCTCGATCCAGGCCAGGGAGAATACCGCCCACTGGCCTTGCTGGGGAAACTCGCCGAGCACGCGCGATTGGAACCGCGGATTCTGCGGCCCCCACTTGTGATACATCTCGCGTACCCACCGGCGGCGCGTCAGCCACGGGAACGGCGCATAGTCGAGTTGATCCTCCGGGAGCGCCATCAACGATTCGAGCGTCAGACCGGCCAGGTTCGGCGTGTCGAATGCGGAGATCGTGATGCAGCAATGGCCAGGTGTGCCGCGGAGTTTCGTGAAGCTCTCGTATACCGGGCCGGCGGGCACGGTCGGATTGCAGAGAGTCACGAGGCGCACGTCGCCAGCAGAGCGGATGCCTTCGATAGCATCCCAGATGTCCGACGATATGCCGATGGCTTCATCCGCGAAGATGGTGACGCGTCGCCCGTGGAAGCCTTGCGCATTGACGCCCTTGCTGCTCGAGAATCCTTGCGCGTAGCACTTCGGCGAAATCTCCCAGCGCGTCGTAGTCGGCTCCGGATAGCGAATCTTGCTGTCGCTGATCGCCGCCGTGATTTCGCCCCACACGGTTTTCACTTGGCGCAAGGTGGGCGCCATGATGAGGACGATGGATTCGTCTTGGCCGGTGAGCTCGTAGGGCACCATGCCGGAGACGGCGAAGGTCTTGCCGCTACCGTGGCAGCCCTTGACGGCGACTGATGGGTGTGTCGTGATGGCGCGGCAGAGTTCCTGCTGCTTAGCCCAGAGTTTGCGGCCGAGGAACTTCTCCTGGAACCTAACCGGATCGGTCATCGGACTGCATGAAGGCGCGGACAGCCTCCATGTCCATCTTGCGATCCTCGCCGTCCTTCGCCACGAAGCGGTGCGCGCTCGTCTCCTGGAACCCGGCGCGGCACTTCAGCCAGAAACAAATCGCCCAGGCTTGCCCCGCGTCGATGGCTACCACGAGGTTGCTGATTGCCTTCGCGCTCACGATATCAGCGGAGGTATCGAGCTCTTCGCGGAAGGCTTTGCGGAAGGTCTTCTCGGACTTCGGGCGATTCGGCAGGCACCGATGAATGCAGTTCGCTGCGATGCCGGCGGCGGCCATGTTTCGCACCAGGCAGCGGTCGTTGTCGCTGGGCGCGTAGGGCGGCTTAGTCTTCACGCTACCTCCAACAGTGCGCGTGCGTCCGCTTCTTCCATGGACGGGCCGACGTATTCAAACACGGCGCACGCGCGGCCGCCGAAGCTCGCGGTTCCGTCGGATCGTCCGCGAATTCCTCCCTGCGTTCTTGATGAAAATTCGCCCGCTTTTTTTGTCATCGCCCAGAATTTGGAATGATCGAAACTGCGGATCAGCGAAGGGTGTGCCGGATACGTGTGCATCCGTTTTCCGATGGCTTTGTAAGCCGCGCCGAGTTTATCCGACAGAATCATTGCTAGACCTAAACCTTGCCAATCCGGGAGCGTTACCAGCCGGGACAATCCCATGATATCGCGGACAATCGCGTGTGGTCGGTGCAGCATTCCGCCGAATGCCGCTATCCGGTCGCCAACGAATAGGCCGAAGCATCGCGCCGCTTTATGCAAATCCCGCGTCAGATAGTGAAACGGAGCGAAGATTTGCCAAGCGGAATACGGAACACGTGAAATTGCGACATCGAGGATTGGCCGTCGCTGAAGCGACCTCCGTGCAAAGTGCATTGTCGCCGGCTCGAATATCCAATCCGGTTGAAGCCAATCAATGATGTCGTAGTGACACGATACACCAACGAACTTCCGTTTCTCGCGGCGCGCGAATTTCTGGACTGCGTGCGCGCCAATCTGCGCTACCTGGCGGTCTACCACGCTGGTGAATTCGTCTACGACAATCGGGTCCGGCAGTTCAATAAGGCGCCGCGCCAGTTCGACGCGGAACTGTTCGCCGTGGCTGAGCACGTTGTACGGTCGAAGCCATGCCGGAATCGTGTTGAAACCGACGGCTTGGCACGCCGAAGCGATTCGATCCATCGCCAATCCGGGCGCGAAGTCATCGACAACGGATTTGCCGCGCCATTCCATCGGCGGGTGATAGTGTTCTCCGAAGCAATGCCGCGCTATGGACGTTTTCCCGCTGCCAGACGGTCCAACGATCAGGCCGACGTTCCAATCATCGACCTCGATTGGAAGCTCACCCTGCCAGCGGAGCGCGCATTTCTCGGACGCCGGAACGTCGAACATGGCTTCCAATTGGCGCGCCCGCGGCGTGCGCGACACTGCCGTTTCGACTACGAGATCAATGCTTGGCACGTAAGCCCCTCGCTTTCAAATCGCTGCAATAGTTCGGCTTGGTGCTGTTCGGATGAGCACGATACAACCAGTCGATATTGCAGATTGCCGACCATCGGCGAAGCGTCCAACGGATCGGCGCTTGGATACGGACTCCAGTCTTTCGCTTCAAATCCCGTGATGGTCAGATCGAAGTCGAACGTCTTCAGGTCCGCGAACTCGCTCGCCAGGATGTCGAGATCCCACTCAGCCTCTTGCGCCGTGCGGTTGTCAGCCAGGCGTAGCGCGCGGATCTTTGCCGGCGAGAGATCGGCAGCCACGTGTACTGGGCACTCGGTCAGTCCAATGCTCTTGCCGGCGGCGCGGCGCAGGTGGCCGATGACGATGACGCCCGCGGAATCGACTACGACCGGTTGCCGCCAGCCGAACTCGCGAATGCTGGTGGCCACCTTCTCGACCGCCTTTGGAGACCACTTGCGCGCGTTCTTCGGATAGTCGATTGGACGGTCGATATCCCACATTTCAACGTGGAAGCCCTCGATCTTGCGCTCTTTTGCGGACAATCCGGTAAAATCCTCTCAGCCCGCATCGTAGCACCTTTGACAGATCTAGCGAGCACGCTGTGCTTCATGTGTCCGGTAGAAGCGGGCGATGTACCGCGATAACTCCTCCGGTATCTTGGCGATCATGGCCGAAGCTGCCTTGCGGGAATTGCTGTTGCCGTGGCTCTTGCGCGGATCTTTGCTCCTGTCCCGAATGGCGCTTTTACCGTCCAAGCCTTTCCGGCCTTCAACAAGCCGCGAATCGTCCTTCGTCAACGTCGCCGCTTTCCGCCGCTCATCCAGCGCCTTGTCGAACCATTCCGGCCCGCTGCCCCGCTGCTTGACGCCATCGCCCACCGGCCCGCGCGTCATAGCGTACTCTTCGCCGTGTTTCTGCCCAGTACATTTCACTCCAGGCATCACCGCCGGCACGTCGCCCCACAGATAGAAGCTCCCGAAGTGCCACGCTGCCCGACCAACCCACGGCTGGGCGCCCCTGACGTTTTCCACCACCATCGGCACATGGCGACCGGCCGCGGCGCACGCTTCAGCCTGAATCCGGAAGCACGCGTCGAAGAGATCGTTCGACGGCGGCGGAAGAGCCTTTGCGCGCTTCCAGGGCATCGCCCGGTAAGAATACGCCTGGCAGGGGGGCGAGGCCACAATCACGTCAGCGTGCCGGAATTGCGACCCGTGGAGCGTGAGCACGTCCTGCAGCACCAGTTGCGTCTGGTAGTGCGCTTCGCCGTACTGATGCCGCTCGATGTCGAATCCGATGACACGATAACCCTCTGCCAAAAATCCTTCCGTCCAACCGCCTAACCCGCAAAATAAATCAATGCACAGGGGCATGTTTCTCCCGCTCGTGCTCTTCGACTTTGCGCAATGCCTCGGCTACCGTGTTGCCCTCGAATCGCTGCTGGCAGTACTGGCAGTGCATCTGGTAGCGCTCGGTGTCAGCCATTGCGCGCCTGCTGTCGGTCGTAGCCATCGCTGGCGGACCCGCGCTCTTTGCGCCCCGTGCTGATCTTACGCACAACTCCGGCTGTCCCGCTTGCGACCGCCGTGCCGGTATCGGCGTAACGGAGACCGCGCTTGCACTCGTTGCCCCAGCGTGAGAGGTCCACGCCGCCTGGCCAGAAGTTGAGATCGTACGGAGGTTGGCCGTGAATCGCAATAAATTCGGAGATGATCATGCTTGCGCCTTCGCTTGTGCCTGTTCTGCCGGCGCGGATGCCATTTGCTTTCGCCCGAGACTTCGAAGTTCCAGCGCGTGGAAGTCCCGACCGGTCTGGCAGGTACACCATTCGTCACCCACCTTGCCGAGCCCGTTGCATGCGCTGCAACGTCCATTCGGGTTCTTTGACGGCTCCGGAGGAGACTCTGGAATCGTGATTTCCGTGCCCACAACCTGGTTGATTCGTTTGGCAAACGATGTCAGGAATCCGGCCGGATTCTCCCAGGTATTCGGCACATGCGGGCGAAGTCGCTCAATAAATTCAACGCGCGGCACGTCTCGCAGTTCGACCAGTTCCCAGATGCGACGTTCGACATCGGGCGAGATTCGGATGCCGGTTTTCTCTTCATGGATCGCGCGCAGTTCTTCCTCGGGGGATCGCCTGTTTTGTGCTTTTTGTTGTGTTGGTTTTTCATCATCAAACTTCTTAAAAAAAACAACTTTTTCTTCTTTGAGGTTTGATGATGAAACACTACAAGACATTACAGGACATAACATAACAGGTCCGCCAACGTCTCCCAACGAAGTGGCGGACGATGGGGGATTACTGGCGGATGATTGGCGGATGATTGGCGGATTCTCTGTATCTGCTTGAATCGAATCGACTTGTTCAAGCCATCCAATTTCAAGCAATCGCGGAATTGCTTCCTCGAACTCGGCGGCCGGCAACCGAGACAGCCTGGCAAGGCTCAAACAGACCCCGCCGGGTCCATCCGGGAGCGTACCGCGCTTTTTCTGCCTGGATGCGATCTCCACGATGGCGTACCAGGACCCGAGATGAGACGCCCCTCGGGGATGATCTACGAGGGTGGTATATCCCAACCCGTCCATCTTGTTCGGTATCGCCACCCAGTCCAACTTCACCAATTTTCGGCTGGCGGCCGTCTCAAAATGCTTGTTCCAATCGCGGACACGAAGTGTCACTGTTCACCTCTCCCAAGGTGAGCCGGGGCCGCGTCGTGGGAGCGACGCGGCGGGTCCGGCCATCCGTTGAAGCTGGTTTGCGGCAGCCTCAAGGAAATCATACCCCGCTTTCGCCGGGGTGTAAAGGCTTTTCGGGCGCCAGATCGAGCACGCCCTGCAGCAGTCGGTTCGCCGCAATCTCGCAGTAGCGCTCCTCGATCTCGATTCCGATTGCGCGGCGGCCCAGGTCTTTGGCGGCGCGAAGCGTGGTACCGCTGCCCATGAAGGGGTCGAGGATGGCTTGCCCTTCCATGCTGCCAACTTTCATCAGCCGGGAGATTACCCCAAGCGGCTTGACTGTCGGATGGCCCATGTCTCCGTTTTGCTCTGCCGAATGCAGTATAAAACGGGACCTTTCCGCGTATCCCCCATGGAGGTCAGCAGAAGTCCGAAAGTGGTGAACTATGTATTCAGTGTCCGGCAGGTAATTTCCGTTCACGAGTGGAGTAGGGTTAGGCTTATTCCAAGTGATTAGCGCCCACCGGCCAGACTCGGACGCCATAGAAAGCAACTCAACCAAAGTCCGCTTGGCGCAGAAGCACATCCAGTTAGGGAAAGCGCGAAGTATTCCAACATCAAAACCTCCGTCAAGATGGTCGGTGATGTCCGATAAATATTTCCGTCTGGCACCGATTCCTCCACCGGTCGACGTAATTTCGTAGGGAGGGTCCGTCAACACCAGATCGACATTCGGCAACGTTGGTAAGATCTCCCGGCAGTCCCCGCAATAGATCGTGATGCCGTCTTCCTCGAAGTAGGGTCTCATTTCGGCGCCGCCTTTTCCTGCTCGTCGCGCGCCTGCTGGTACGCCGACGCCAGCGTGTAGCCCTGGGCGCTGAGCAGCAGTTCCATCGCGCGGTAGTCGAGCGTGCCGTCGCCGCGCTTCAGCTTCAGCCTCGCCGCCGCCCCTCGAATGGCTCTCATGATGAGCGTGCGCTCCATCTCTCGGCCCAGCTCGATCATGCGCGGCGTCACCTCGGAATGGAACTCTAGTCGTGGAGGACGAAAGGCCAAGGACTCCCGCACCATCATCTTCTCCCGGATTTCCTGTTCGGTTTTCATTCGGACTGTAGAACCTCCTGTTACTGGCTTACTCACGATCCCCTTGCAATTTACGTCGTATCAGCGATTTCCTCCACTTTCGGCGGGACACGGGAGGCGCTTCCGGCGCTTCCGGCAGAGCCCGCCGCGAGCGTGCGTAGTGCTGCGGTACCGGCCCGTAGTCCCCGTGGATCGGCTCCAGGTGCGCCGGCCACTCGCGGTCAATCTCGGGCATCAGATTCGACATACAGTTTCTCCTGTACTGGGATTTCTTCCAATATCGTGATGTAGATCTCAACGCGCGGGTCCGATCCGTCAAGCATGCGCCGAGTGCCGTCCCAGTCGCAAATCTGCCGGTCGTCGCTGATGATGTCTGCCGCCTGGAGCATGTCGCCGACGGCCTCCATCAGGTTCGACAGGTCGGGGCAGTCCAGGCGCATTAGGCCGGACTTCGTTGGCACTAGGTAGAATAGCGCCTCGACGCTGATAGGGTCGATGATCGAAAGCTCCACGCCGGCCGCGCGGAGCCGCTGCTTGATGACCATACACTCGATGAGGGCCGCTCTCTCCCACTGCTCGTAGGCGAGAGACGGAAGCACCTTTGGGAACCCGCCGCGTTTTCCGCACACCCGGCACATGGGGCCAATGTTGACGATACGCGGCGAGTTCTTCTTGCTTCGGGGAGCGCCGTGGATTGCGAATCCGGGTACCTCGCGGAGCATCAGTTCACCGTGCTCTTGTTCTCGCGCGGCTTGCGCTTCTGGTGCGTCCCTTCGCCCATTGCGACGGCAGAGGCCAGCGGAGCGAGCGGGGCCGCGGCATCAGGATTGCTGGTTTCCTCGATGTTATCCGTTTCCTCGCTGGTGTCGCGCGCCTGCTCCCGAGAGATCAGCGGCTCTTGTTTGTCCTCCAGGGGCATTTCAGCCTGGTGCTCGTAGTTGACGCGGAGTTGCGCGGTGCTCTTGCCGATGGCCTCGATGTACGCCTCTGCAACGGCCGCCGCGCCGACCGCCGAAGTGACGATCTGGAAGCGCAGCTGATTCTCGAAGCTGTCCTCGCCCACCTTGACGCGCGCGAACTCGAAGTTCGAAATGCCGGTCGAGTCAAGTTGCAACTCGTGCTGCCGGAGTTCCTTGCCATCCGGAGTCAGGATAAAATGGCTCGCTGTTAGATCGCCATCGAGTTTTGCCGAGTCGAAGCCGACCGGCGGTTCGCCCCATTCCAGAGCCTCGCGGACAGGCTCCGAGAAAGCGGCGGTGAAGTTCAACTTGACGTACTTTTGTTTCGACTTATCGTCGTAACGTAAGTCAACAAAGCGGATGTAAGCTCCGCGGAATATCAGTTTCGGCATGTTACTAAGTCTCCTTTTTCACTTACTATCCGACTGCCCATGTCACCACCAGCGCGAGGCAGGCGATAACAGCGATGCACCAGCCCGAGACGGCCGCCGCGTGCTGGCGCCGGATCTCTGTCTCCAGGATCTCGGTGAGCGCCGAGTAAGTCGCCGCGTTGGCGACGATGCTCTCCTCGGCGGTCTCGCGTTTCTGGCGTTCTTCCAGCCAGCGCTGGTGGCATAGCGCGTGCATATCGTCTGGCGATTCGAGTGCTACGCCCATGGCGGCCAGCCAGCGGCGGTCTTCGGGGCTGTTATACGCCATCGTCCACCTCCGTTCCTGCCGCGATGCGGCCTTTGACCACCTGGCGGTGGAGCGCTTGGAGTACCTCAAGCATTACGATCTGCGTCTCCAGATCGAGCGCCATGAACTGATCGGACATGGCGGCGACGTTGCTCTTGCGCGGGACGCCCTTGTCGCGGCGTTCTTTCCGTGCGATGCCGGTGAGTGGGGGAAGCACGTCAACAGTTTTGGGTTCTGCCATAGATTCTCCTTCTGATGCGCTGGAGCTTATCGTCCTCCATCTGCGCCGCATCCTCGATTCCATCCGTATACGCCTTGTCGAGAGCATGATAGATTTTGTGAGCGATGCGACTGTTACCATCTACCGACTTCTGGTCAGGGAACAATTCCCGGTGCAAATCAGCCATCATTTTGAATGCGAAGTATCCCCTCTGTTTGTAGATGTGGGGTTTACGAGTCTTCGATTCGTTCATACGACTCCTCCCCTTATCCCCGCCTCTGCCTCTGCCAGCGTGCATCCGGCCGCTAGGCACATTTCCACCACCTCGCCGTCCTCCGCTGCCTGGCGCGCCATGGCGGCCACCAGCGCGGCATCTTGCTGGCTTGCTAGAGTTTCAGCAATCATCGAATTTATCTCCTTTCATCCAGTCACGCCAGCCATCAGAGCCGCGCCGGATCGCATCCCGCGCCATGAACTGATCGGACATGGCGATGGGGCGGCCAGCACATCCGCACTTTTTACACGTCCAGCAGCCGTATCCGCTGTACTGTAACTGTCCGGCATGGCTCCTGCCACACCACCATCTCTTGAGCCGGAAAATCAACTTCTTCAATTTAGTCATCGTCATCGTCTCCCTCTTTCGTCCGCGATCAGCGCCGGGATGTCCAGCCGGTTCCGCCTTACCGGGTCGGTACCCTTCGTCCAAGTCGATAAAATCGTTGCGTTCCATGCTTTTACTTTGCGTCTTCACGCGGCTTGTTTGGAATCGGGAGATGACTCGTTAACGGTACCTGTTATCCGTTCGCTGTAGAAGCGATTGAAACGTGCGATCAGTGCCGGGATGTCCAGTCGATTCCGTTCCGCAAACCCGCGCGGGTCGGCATCGAACGCTTCGTGGCACCGTCGGCAAAGGGGGATTGCTTTCAGGTCGCAGGACTTCTGTGACATCCCATGGCCGCCCGTGTGCGCCGGGTCAACGCTCCAGGTCCGCAGGCAGGCAACGCAGGGCAGGCGCTTCAGGAATCGCAGGTACTTGGGATCTCTGACGGGCCTTTCGGCGCGGTAGATCGGCCGCGGCTGAATCTGCAATGGCTGTTGCATGATTCTGAATATACGTACTGCTCCGAATGAAAGCAAGTACCGGCCGTTCCATTCGCGGTACCATTGACGATTCATACCGCTTTGAACTATACTCCAAAGCGATGAAGAAACGCAAGCGGAAAAAAGATCCAGCGGCCGTGTTGCTTGGCGCGCGGGGCGGAAAGAAGCGGGCAAAGAACATGACGGCCGCGCAACGGAGCGATGCAGCGCGCGAGGCGATTAACGCCAGGTGGGACGCGGAGCGCGCTCGAAAGAAAGGTGCGGCATCTTTGCCGGTGTGGCAATCGACATGGTCGCCGGGCAGAACTGCTGATTAAATGACGGACCAGCCGTACGACCAGGAGTACTGGGGGCCGGGCGGGATTGATCTGTCCAGGTGGGGCAATTCCTGCAAGCGGGGAGCGCAATACCACGTCACCGGGGCGCCAGTGGCCAGCGGGACGGCCGGGGTGGTGCGGAAGATTTCTACCGGTCGGAAGACAGACAAGGACGGCAAGCGGCGTTTGGCTTCCGACGATTTGAAATAGCAAAGCGGCGGGCGGGCAGCGCTCGTTTCGCCGCTGGGCTCTCAAGCCTCATTGAACCCTCGAAAAATCCCGCCCGCCTCTATGGGTTTATTTAACGCTTGATTTATATATAGGGATGCGGGGGCGTTGCGCGTCACCCAGGACGGCAAGTGGCGTCATGTACTGTAGCCATTCGCCTACTGTTCGCTTTGGTGAAAAATGAAGATTTCAGTTGCGGGAGTCCGAGTACTGAATTACAATCAGAAACGTCTTGCTTGTCACCACTTCAACACGACCTTCAGCCCTCACGAGGCAAGACACTGGCGCAAATGCTTGGAGTGGTGATAGGCGGGGAAAATCTGAGAGAAAAGGAGAGGCGAGATGAGCGTAGCCGATCAAGCAACTCATCCCGCCACGGGTCAATACCTGGCTGGACAGTCGCAGTATAACCGATTTTCCACGCCAAGTTCAAGACCCGTCACGAATTATTTTCATGACGCCATCGACGCAAATTGCCCCATCCTCGGGCGATGAGTTACTCTTCCTCCTTTTGCCGTTGATTCCAAAGCTTTCAACGCGCGAATGGAGCCTCTTGTTGGCTTTAGCAGTGCTTCCCTATGGTCCAGTCGCCAAGGCGCACGGAGATCCTTTATCTTGCCTGGATATGAAGGCACTCCAGTACGGCAGATACACGGCTACCGAATGCCTGGAGGATCTGCACACTCTAAAGAGGCTTGGTTGGGTGGAGATTCAGGATGGCACGGGCTCGTGGGATGCGCTCTCAGACACGCCGTACCATTGCCCCGTTCTCGGCTGTTCCCGGGTGTATATCGACTGGCGAAGACTTCGGGAGTGTGCGCAGTGAGTCCCAAACAGAAGAAGCCGAAAGACCCAACAGCCATCTCAGAGGTTCAACGCCGCCGCGCGATTACCAACTACAACAAGCCCCGCATCAGCGGGTTTGCAGCCATTCCGATGGCGGCCGGGCCGGATGGCCGGCGAATCACGAGTCCGTCAGGCTGGTGCATCCTAAG